CTAAGGCGTCACTAATTGATGGTTTCATCACACAAAAACAGCAACTGCTTGTAATCTATGAAGCAAAATGCCGTCGCCACTCACTTGAAACATTTCAGCACCAGTTTCAAAATGAATGGATGATCTCATCTCACAAGCTGCTAGCAGGAGCACAACTATCAAAAATGCTTGAAGTTCCATTCGTTGGATACCTTTACATCGTTCCAAACAAGATCGTGCTATCTGCAAAAATCACCAACGATAAAGGCCGTTTTATCATTCCAATTCGTTTCGCAGAAAAACAAACATCCGCGTCTTGTAATGGTGGAATAATGCAGGATACCTGCGGGTTCATAAACCTACAACGCATGAAAATCATGTCAGATTTAGATCAATAAAAAGATAATGCGCTGGATCAAAAATAACCATTTCATTGGACTAATCGTCAAGCATATAATCTCTTTACAGAGTAAAATAATTAGTTAAGGTCGTTAACCATTAATGCAGTTACATAAGAGAAAACCAACCGCCCACTTCTATGCCGATTCTCAAAAACCCTGAACACGAACGATTTTGCCGCCTGTTATCACAAGGTCTAAACCAAACCGAGGCATTCCTCAAGATCCGCCCCAACGTCCAAAAGTCCTCCGCGCCTGTAACTGCGTGCCACTGGGCGGCTCGCCCTGACGTTAAGACCCGCCTAGCCGAGATCCGCGAGGTGATTGACAGCCAGTTCGCCATGCTAATCGGAGAGAAGCGCGATCAACTCCGCCGTATGGCTCTTGGAGAGGTTCCCACAAAGATCGTACGTCGCGCTAATGGTCAGGTTGAGGCGACATTTGATAGGTTGGCGGCATTGCAAGCGGATGCGAAGCTGGGAGGCGAATACGCGCCAGAGCAACACATCGTGACCACAGGGCCGACCTTGAAGCTGGAGTTCCACGGCGTAGGCCGAAACACGAACATGACGCCAGCACTGGAGGAGGAGTGGCAGTTGCTTAACGCGCCGCCAGAGGTGAGGACGTATAACGAGCCTGTTAAAATCGAAACCGAGGTGGAGAAGTACGAACTAATAGAGATCGATAGTGACGAAGCCCCCTCTTTGAAGACGTTAACAGAGATAATCGACGAGGTGTCTGCCGACTAACTCCATTATTTATGAGTTGCGTTATCTGATCTTATTGGTAATCTCTCTGTATGTTCGACGCATTTGACATGATGATAATATGTCATGCCGCTACGTTTTTGATGGTAGTTGGCTTCCTAGTTTTCTTTTGGATGATATTCAAGGGGACTAAAAAGGTTATAAAGAAGGGTATTAAATCCAAACGGCGCAGGAAAGCGGCTGGGTTTTAATTGTATTTGACATCAAATCCTTAAATCGTTATAGGTAGGTCACTATGGCTACCTTCCAAGCAGGCTACCTCTACGCCACCAAGACTACTCCCGACCTTAAATACGGAACGAACAAGGGGACTGTGGCTACCAACACTCAGTCGGCCAACGAACCACAAGTTATCTGGGCCTGCAAGAGTGTCACCAAGACTTTCATCGTCTTCCTTGACCATGAAAACACTGTCCGACGCCTCCGCAAGCGTGCTGACATCCTTGGCAACTTTGTGTTCCCATTCGGTCGATTTGCTGGTGCGCCTGTACTGCGAGCCGAGTACACGATTGGCAAGGATACTAATAGCGGTCAGCAGTAATCCGCATGATCAAGGATCATTCACGGCATAGGATGACGGAGTCAGGGCTCCTGATTCGCAACCGAGCAATCCGCCGTTTCAGGGTCATCGCTGGTATCCAGACGTACATCGATTACCTCCACGAGAACCTGCTGTTCTTTTCGCCCGAAGGGCGCATCAACTTCGGTCAGGGTGATGTGGCTGGCCTCACGCAGGTGGTGAATAACTACGCTGCCATGCTGAAACTTCCGAAGGTTTAGTAACGACTATGGCAGTTGCCATCCCACCAACAGGTTGGAACTATCAGTACCCCAACGCTGACGGATCATACCAGCGCATCACAGCGGCAACGCTAGACGACTTGTATGTGCGCGTCGCTGAGTACCAGCTTGGGCCAGCCAACTGCACGACGCTAGCCTGCCTGATAGCGTACAACGCATCCATCAACGCGCTATTACCCACAATCATCCCTGCGGTCAACGCCTACCTAGCGACCGAGAAAGCCGCTGTCGAATCCTGCGCGTACCAAGGATGTTGTTCTTACTAGCGTTTCTTACTGCTCTTTGCTGGCGTCTTTACGACCGCCCTTCCGTAGATAGTCTTCTCGCGGATGGCGTCAGGAAGGCTCTGTACGAAGATCCGCATACGAAGCGCGTAGTCTGGACTCATGAGGCTAATTAAATGACTGAATTCCTCTCCAGCCGCCGCTAGCTTAGTGGCTTCCTGATAGGCGTGGGACTGGAGTTGGTCGTATTTGTTGTACACGCTTGCATTAATTAACAGAATCGCCCAGAACATCAACACTACATATGAACGACACAGGATACCGACTTACACCTCCGCACTCAATCAAGGTCTTCCACGCCCACGCCTTAAACATTCGCAAGGAGGCTGACAGGGACGAGGAGCTTGGACTGCTCTATGCGGCTCAGTACATCATCACGAAGACCGCAAAGAATGCCGTCGGATTGAGTGAGATTGACCTGCCTACGGCTGAGATGGTGGTGCGCCAGTATGTCATGCATCTGCTCAATCACGACCAGTTTGAGGCCGCCGCGACCATTCTCTGGGGCGCAGCGGTCTACGACTGGAGGCCGAAATCGTCGCGTGACACATGGCGTTGCCTGTTCGCGGGTGATCGAGTGTTGGTGCAGGGCGCAGGTGCTATGGGCAAGAGCTTTGGTGCGGCGGCATGGTTCTACTTGGACTGGTACCGCGACCCTGAGTACACCTGTATCAAGGTGATCTCGTTGACCAAAGAACACGCCGAGCGGAACATCTTTGCGAACATCAAAACCTTCCATCGGACTGCGCTAGTAAAACCGATCTCCGATCAGGACGACAAGGCGACGAGCATTCAAGTGACCAACGACAGCAAGCAAGGCATCCATCTGGTAGCGATCCCGAAGGGTGAGAGCGGTCATGGAACCCTGCGTGGATTCCATCCTATACCGAGAGCGGGTAAGGAGCATGAGAAGTGGGGTAGGCTATCGCGCACCCATGTCGTGTTGGACGAGGCAGAGGAAGTCCCTGTTGGAGTCTGGGAGGGTATTAACAACATCTTGTCTACGGCTGATACGGATAGCTACAGGGGTCACATCAAGATATTTGGAGCGAGCAATCCGCGAGATCGCACCAGCAACTTTGCACAGCGTTGTGAGCCGAAGGACGGCTGGGGATCAGTTGACTGCGAGGAAGACTTTGAGTGGGATAGCAAGGAGGGATACCATGTGTTGAGGTTGGACGCCGCGAAGTGTGAGAACGTCATCGAGAAGCGTATCGTCTACGCTGGCTTGCAAACCTATCAGGGATACATGGGCTACATCTCGCGGGGTCGCACTGCCGAGGCGATGACTATGGCTCGCGGGTGGTTCCCTGAAGAGGGTATGGCGATGGGAATCATCACGCCTGCCATGATGGACAACGCGCTTGGTCAGGTGCGCTTTATCGGGCCTGTAGTGCCGCTGGCTGCGTTTGACTTGGCTTTAGAGGGTAATGATCAGGTAATGTGTTCATTCGGACGATTTGGGCTTTCTGATGGGTGGACGCCTCAGAGCGGTCAGTTCATCCCGTTCAAGGGCGCGAGGGTGGTGTTGCAACTCGATAGCCAGATACCATTCCCCAAGAAAGCAACGCTGGAACAGACGCAGGCAATCATCAAGTTTGCTAGGACGATGAAGATCAGTCCTAACTGGCTGTGCGTTGATCGCACTGGCAATGGGGCAGGCATTCACGACTCGTTGTGTAGTCTTTTCGGTAGCGAGGTAATGGGCGTCAATTACTCATGGGCGGCTAGCGACACGCACATCCTTGGAGACGACTCGCAGAAGGCTTCTGAGCTTTACAACGGCGTCGTGACCGAGTTGATCTTTGGTCTGGCGAAGTATCTTGAATTTGAGTACTTGAAGATCAGTCCTAGCTTTAGGAACGAGGATCTGATCAGGCAGGCTACAGCGCGTAGGTACAAGCAAAAGGGCAAGGGTCTGGTCAGGGTTGAGAGCAAGGGCGACTACTGCAAGCGGACGAGAAGCAAGTCTCCTGACGCATTGGATTCGCTGTCAATGCTGGTCTACCTGATGCGCCAGCGTGGTGGTGCGACCGCTACGATGACCGAGGCGAAGCCGCAGGCGACAAGAAGCCGAGAGATTCAGAGTATCGTTGACAAGATGGAGTTTGTAGACTTTTCTGACTAGCCATGAAAAACATAAAAGTATCTAAACGACCATATTCATACGAATGCGGAGACGGCTGTTGCCAAGAGTGGGGGGAGATTTGGTATGTTGACGGCGTAGAGGCTTGCTCTGGGCCATGTGAAGACAATCGGTTGCAACAATTATTGGAACACCTTGGATTCAATGCGGAAATTATGAATGAAAACGAAGATGGCGAAGAGGTATGTAGCATTTGATGAAAAATAAACATAAATGCCCAGCCTGCGGTACGGAGTGCAAGCAACATCAGTGTAAGGCGTGTCAGGAGAAGGCTAGCGCGGTCTACAAGCGCATGGTAAAGAAGAAGCCATGATGGAGTTCAAGAACCCTATACCCGTTAAGACAGAACTGGGAGACGGCATGGCGATTTACGTCGTCAACAGAGGAACCTTTGCCAACGACATCTGGACTATCGCCTTGAACGATGGGACGATCAAACACTTCAGGACAGATCAAGTAAGGATGGAGGCCAACGCGACTTGGAATATTCAACGCCGACCCTCATTATAGAATCGCATTTACTCGGAAAAAATAAGCCCATACTCTAATTTAGAAAGATAATTATTAGCCTATACCCTTTGGTGTAATGGTAGCACAACAGACTTTGACTCTGTTTGTCATGGTTCAAGTCCATGAGGGGTAGCCAATTCCTTGACATTTGTTGAGAAGTGCATAAAATTTGCAACGGAATCATTGCTGGTTGCATTGGAAATATCCGATGGTGGGTAGCTCCCATAGGGTAGGAAA